ACCGGATGGCCGCGCAATTTTTTTAAAATGGACCCCGCATTTGCGTATGTCCACTCATGGCCGCTCCTCAAAGCTTATTTATTAAATGGTCCCCTATAAAACTTAGGCCCCAAGTATTTACGTTAAACATGTGGGATCCATTATTAAACGAGTTCCCCGAGACGGTTCACGGGTTTCGGTGCATGCTTTCAATCAAATATCTTCAGTTACTCTCTGAAGGATACTCTCCAGATACGGTTGGTTTCGATCTAATACGTGAGTTAATTTCTATTTTGCGTGCCAGGAATTATGTCGAAGCGTCCTGCAGATATCGTCATTTCTACTCCCGGGTCGAAGGTGCGTCGTCGTCTGAACTTCGACAGCCCTTACTCAACCCGTGCAGCTGTCCCCACTGTCCGCGTCACAAAATCTCGAAGTTGGGCGAACAGGCCCATGAATCGCAAGCCCAGAATGTACAGGATGTATAGAAGCCCTGATGTCCCTAAGGGATGTGAAGGCCCATGTAAGGTCCAATCTTTTGATGCGAAGAACGATATTGGGCATATGGGTAAGGTGATCTGTTTGTCTGACGTTACCCGTGGTATTGGACTTACCCATCGAGTTGGCAAACGTTTCTGTGTCAAGTCACTTTATTTCGTTGGCAAGATATGGATGGATGAAAATATTAAGGTTAAGAATCACACGAACACCGTTTTGTTCTGGATAGTTAGGGACCGACGTCCTACTGGAACGCCTTATGATTTTCAGCAGGTTTTTAATGTCTATGATAATGAGCCTTCCACGGCAACTGTGAAAAACGACCAGCGTGATCGTTTCCAGGTTATCAGGAGGTTCCAGGCAACGGTGACCGGTGGACAATATGCAGCGAAGGAGCAGGCGATTATTAGAAAGTTTTATCGTGTTAATAATTATGTAGTGTATAATCACCAGGAAGCTGGGAAGTATGAGAACCATACTGAAAATGCTTTGTTATTGTATATGGCATGTACCCATGCCTCTAATCCCGTGTATGCTACTTTGAAAGTCAGGAGTTATTTCTATGACTCAGTGACGAATTAATAAATATTAAATTTTATTTCTGAATCCATGTCTACATACATAGTTTGTTCTATTTTTTTCCATAATACATGATTTACAGCTCTAATAATTGAGTTAATTGAAATTACACCTAGATTGTTTAGATACTTGAGGACTTGGGTTTTGAATACCCTTAAGAAAAGACCAATCTGAGGGTGTAAGGTCGTCCAGATTCGGTATGTCAGAAAACACTTGTGCACTCCCAGAGCTCTCCGAAGGTTGTAGTTGAATTGGATCCTTATTGTTATGATGTCCATGTTCATCGTGAATGGACGGTTGACGTGGTTGAGGATCTTGAAATAAAGGGGATTTTTGACCGTCCAAATATAAACGCCATTCTCTGCTTGAGCTGCAGTGAGTAGTTCCCCTGTGCGCGAATCCATGGTTGAAGCAGTTTAATGATAGAAAATAAGAACACCCGCATTCAAGATCGACTCTCCTCCTCCTGTTGCGTTTCTTCGCTTCCCTGTGCTGTACTTTGATTGGAACCTGAGTACAGTGGTCCTTGGAGGGTGACGAAGATCGCATTCTTTAGAGCCCAATTCTTTAGTGCGGTGTTCTTTTCCTCGTCGAGGAATTCTTTATAACTGCTGTTGGGACCAGGATTGCAGAGGAAGATTGTCGGTATCCCGCCTTTAATTTGAACTGGCTTCCCGTATTTAGTGTTTGATTGCCAGTCCCTTTGGGCCCCCATGAACTCTTTAAAGTGCTTGAGGAAGTGCGGGTCGACGTCATCAATGACGTTGAACCAAGCATCATTACTGTATACCTTTGGACTCAGATCTAAATGACCACACAGATAGTTGTGTGGGCCTAGTGACCTAGCCCACATCGTCTTCCCGGTTCTACTATCTCCCTCAATGACTATACTTTGAGGTCTTAAAGGCCGCGCAGCGGCATTGACGACGTTATGGGCCGCCCATTCATCAAGTTCTTCTGGAACTTGGTCAAAAGAAGAAGAAGAAAAAGGAGAAATATATTCCTCCATTGGAGGAGTAAAAATCCTATCTAAATTAGATTTTAAATTATGATACTGAAAAATATAATCTTTCGGGAGTTTCTCCCGAATGACAGCCATAGCGGCTTCAACGGAGCCTGTGTTTAGGGCCTCTGCAGCAGCATCATTAGCTGTCTGTTGACCTCCTCGTGCAGATCTTCCATCGATCTGAAAACTACCCCAGTTGATGTAATCACCGTCCTTTTTGATGTAGGACTTGACGTCCGAGCTGGACTTAGCTCCCTGGAAGTTTGGGTGGTATTGGGTGGAGGTATTAGGGTGTGTGATGTCGAAATGTCTGGGATTACGGAACTGGGCTTTACCTTTGAATTGGATGAGCACATGGAGATGCAGTGACCCATTCTTATGTTTTTCTTGTGCTACTCGTATGAATAATTTATCGGATGGGCATGCTATTTGTTGGATAAGTTCTAGGGCTTGCTCTTTCGGAATGGGACATTTGGGATAAGTGAGAAAGATATTTTTTGCTTTCACTTGGAATGAATTAAGACGAGGCATTTTGACCGAGTGAATTGGGTGCTCTCCAAAGTTCTATAGAATGGGGGGCTTTGGGTGCCTATTTATACCGAGCACCCAAATGGCAATATTGTAATTCCCAAACGAAATTCAAAATTCAAAATTCTAAATCCAAAAGCGGCCATCCGTATAATATT